GTGGCCTGGCTACTCAAATCCTGAGCCACTGCATTCTTGCCATCGAGCGCCTGAATGTAGGCACGATTTATTACACCATCAGCGTCAAACTCAATCTCCACGTTGTCATACGGTGTGTTGGTGTTGTCATCGGCAAACGTGATGACCGAGCCGCTGAGCGTGGCTCCGATACGTGGCTGGAACGTGAACACGCCTGCCCTGCTCATAAACACTCGGCCCTGCTCTGCCTGGTTGATTTGCGTGATGTAGCCAAGCGTGTTTTGCCCGGCATTGAGCGTGTATGAGCTGTCATGGCCCAGGTTGACCGTCCCCACGTCAATAGCCGTAGTGCCCGTGTAATTGACCTCTGGCAACGCTAAAACAGTCTCAATGCGTTCTCCCGAGGTTTCCGCACTCGGGTTGAACGCAGCCATCTGCGTTTGTGACAACAAGTAAAAGTCATCAGCGCACGTGACCTGCACTGTGTTAGGGCCAGCCAATGCAAATTCGTAGTTGTAAGCAATTACGTATCCGACGAACAAATACTCCGATGATCGGCTCAGCCTGACTCGACGCATAGGTGCAAGCCCAGGCTTGTCGTTGCTCGGGTCGAAATAGGGGCTGGCAGTGTCATACGGCCCAAGGATGCCTGTTTCGTCCGTCATGCGGAAGCTCATCGTCCCGGCACCAAACTGATCGTCCACGTTGCGGCGACCTCGCCTGTAGGCAACCTCGGTCACATACTCGGTGATGTCTGCGTAACCAGTTTGAGGCCCTAAACCATAGGTCGTGTTATTGAGTACGCCTTTGGTTGCATCATCCAACCTGAATGAGTTGTAATCAAAGCCTGTGTCAAGCTCGAGCAGGTAACTACCTGATTGGACAACGCTCGCAGCCATAGTTACGCAATCTGCACGTCAAGTGGGCCGCTGCGACGGTTGTACTGTTTCAATGCGTTTACGATGGTGTCACCTAGGCGCTCGTCGGCAATGGTGCTGTTGACGGTCACGTTGTACACAGCCTGCTTAGGCGCGTATGCCGCGTCCAGCATGGCTGGTACTTCGTAGTAGCGGCTCTTCGGGTCATACACCGAAGGGTCAAACGGTTGCACGGTCATTTGACCGCCACCGCCACCGCGACTACCACCGCCGCCGCCACCCGATGGTGCAGGCAACGTCACCGGGGCAATCGCTGGGATGCTTGGCACTTGTATCATTCGCTCCACTCGATCAGGGCCAGCAGCCGTACCAGCAGCACCGCTAGCAGTGCCACCGCTACTGATGTTGAAGCGTGGCAGGTTGATGTCACCGAGTTCCCCAATGTTGACACCCGGCAGCAGGTTTAGTCCTTTGATGACGAGGTTTATCATGCTTACGTAGGTGTTGGCAATGCTCTCGAAAATGCCGATGATGAAGTTGCCCATGGTGGCAAATGCGTTCTTGACGCTGCCAGTCTTAGCGACCAGCACACCAAAGCCAGCCACCAACAGCGCCACAGCCGTAACGACCAGGCCGATTGGGTTAGCAGCCATCGCAAGGTTCAACGCCAACTGCGTCACGGTGATGACTTTCATTACTGCGTTCAATGCGAGAATTGCTCCGGCAAGGGAGCCGACCACAGCCATGACGGCTAGCACTTTGTCAGTGTTGTTTTGTACGTACACAGCGAACTTTTGCAGTACTGGGAGCAGGCGCTCGAGGATGGGCAAGAATGCTGCACCGATAGATTCCTTGGTTTCGCCAATGGTCAACGACAAGCGTTTCATTTGACCTTCGGCGCTGTTGGCAGCCACGGCTGCTGATCCGCCGACCGTACCAGCGACAGCAGCAAACACCTCATCCAGTGACGCGCCTTCTTTGATAAGGCTTCGTACCGAGGGAAGCAACGTGCCTAGCGCCTTAGTGTTGCCACCGTACGCCTTAGCAATGGCATCTGTAGCCGTGCCCAAATCAACGCCAGTGGCTGCAGCAACGTCGAGTGCCAGTGTGAGGCCATCCTGTGCCGAAGTCATCTCTCCGGTCACCTGGACAAGCGAGGCGAGGGCTGGGCGTAGCTCATCGTCAGCCACAGCCGCCGACATCATCGTTTTCTCAATAAACGCTTCAGCGACCTTGATGTTGGCTTCCCCAGCCAGCGTGTTATTGGTAATGGCTTGGGCGAGCAGGGCTTGTGCTTTTGCGTCCTCAATAGCGGCCTTGGTTGCGTCACCGATAACGACAGCCAGCCCACCGATAGCCGCAGCTGCCGGCAGGGCAGCCTTCTTGAGGGCAAACTGGGCTTTCGCGCCAGCGCCTTCAAGGTTCTTGAACTCGGCAACAGCCTTGCTAATGCCTTTGCCATCAAACTCAGAAATGATTGGGATTGTTACAGCCATTAGCGAGTCAGTCTATTCGTAGTCGCCTTATTGATTTTCTCTACTACTCGACCAAGGTTCTCGTTGACCTGATCTGCGTTGCGCTCGTATGAGGGCCACATCAAACGCGATGGTGCACCGTAAAGCGATGACAGCGCTGATGCCAGCCGATTAGGTGCTTTGCGGCCTGCCATGTCAAAGATTGTTCCTGCCGGGCTTTTCATTGTCACGCTGAAAACAGCCAGGCTGTTTCCACGCCTGCGATTACTGAACCGAGCAATGATGGATTTGCTGACCGAGCTTTGTGCCCAGGGCATGAGCCTGCCGCCTTTCCAGTTACGCGACATACCCGACAACGGCAGATTCACAACCTTGCTTTGAGCATCCTTGACAATCGGATTAACGATGGTCTTGAACTCTTTTTTGATTTCCTTGGCAAGGTCAGGTTCGATGCGTTGCAACTCGCGCAACGTCTCTTTGACACCGACAACAGTTACAGATGTTTCAGCCACGTTGTTGTTGCTTTCTCGCCAGCAGTAACACGGTAGCCAAATCCTCGGAATCAAACTCGATGTCAGGTGGCCACCACCCGGTCGCCAACAGCAGTTCCGCTAACTGGCGGCGGACGCTGTTGCTTCCGTAGGGTTTGCGTGGGCAGTCTCCACTACCTCAAAATCCTCAACGGAGACAAGCCAAGTGTCATAGTCGCGGCCTTCACGCTTATTGACGTTGAGCTGATGCCACGCCATAAACATGATGTCATCAATGCCGATACCAGCCTGTAGATCGCTGGCGCGGCGCTTGAACTTGCGTTCCCACGCAGCAGCCGTAGCAATTGTCGTTGTGACTTGCTCTGTAACCAATTCCGCTGCTGGTGTCTTGAATGACACCTTGATGGTTAGTTTCACGCCGTCACGTCCTCGACCAGCACGCCGCCTGTGATGGTGATTTCTACTTCGGACAGTTCACCGACCGAGCCGTTCACCAAATCGAGCGACTCAAGGTATCCGCCAGTGATTTGGAATTCTGGGTTGGTTGTCGTGATACCGCCCGAGGTTGGCTTTACTGCGACGTACACGTTCGTGCCGACAAGCGAAGTGAGGTCAACGTACGTGCCAGGCGTTCCCGAGTACTCCATGAGCAGAGTGGCGGTCACGGTCACGTTGGTAAGACCACCAACGAATTGGCGGCCTGTGTTGCCAAACGAAGTTGAGTCAAGCGCTTCACGCGACTTGGTAATGACCACAGACTTGCACTGATCGGTCAGGTCTTTGACTGAGCCAACAGCAGCGCCGATGTTGAATGTTGGGGAAGCCAGGTAAGTGGTTGCGTTAGCCATGTAGCGAATCTCCTCTACGTTGAGGGTCGCTGCTTACCCGTAGGGCAGTCTAGTAGCCCTAGGGGCTTACTTTGGTGCGTATTGTCAGTTCGTAGGCAGGGTAGTCAGCGCCACCGTACGACACGGTAGTTGCGCGTGCATCGGTCAAGCCGATTTGTGCAGCTCGAATCAAATCAATGTTGTCCAACAGGCTGTCAAGCGTCCTGTTATCACCAGTGCCCAAAGCAGTCATCACGACGCGAAACTCCATGTCGGCAACAACGTTCGTTGCCATCATGATGGTCGGTGCCTCGACAAGTGCACACGGTGGGTTCATGTTGCGTGGATCATCAAACACACGCAGCCCGGTAATCGTCTGCAGTTTGGTGACCAGTTGGTCGTAACCATCCTTGAACATGTTTGACATGTCAGGCCACCTGTGGCTTATTGACTCCGAGCAAACGCAGGATTTGACCGTAGTTG